AACAGTTTTTTTTTTTTTTTTCGCAACCAAAGCGTTAATGATAATCTGATCTTCTTTTTGCCGACAAGCGGTAGTAATTACCGGTTTTAACTCCGCAAGCGCATCGTAGGGAACTTCACTTTTTAGAAAATCATCACACTGAACACGACCGGCGTATCGTTTAATTGTGATCGTTACTTTAGTGACCGGAGGGTTACTAACTAAAACTTCCGTAGCAACAGAGTGCTCGGTCATTCGCATCGCTCCGTATTTTGTAAACTGATGCGACTCTCCGCCTGTAGTTTTAACCCGTACAGTATCTCGTAACTTCCCACCATTTTCAATAAATTCGTGATGGACATCCGCTTCAAATGTTTTGAATTGGACTGTGTTTAAAATATTATATGACATGATTTATCCTCAATTCTTAACAACTAGTACAACAATCGAATTGGGTTATCGCCACTTAGCGGGCCTCATCTGCCATTTAAAGTTTGGGTCAACTTTAGCTTTTATGGGCTTTGTAAAAAGGTTACCATAAAAAAACTACAAATAGTATAACTTACTTTTTTTTAGTTGTCAAGTTTCGTACCCTTTGCGGCAAAGTATTGTCGCATCTTACCTAGATACTCTTCCTGTTTTTCTGGGTACGCCTCAAACAAATGTTCGTTTTCTTTCTGATACTTTCTAGCTGCTATTAACAGCTCGTCAGCCGATTGTTTTGGGGCTGCGGCTGCGTTGCCCGATGGGACAGTTAAATTCTGTTTAACTAGATTTCGGTGTAAAAAATCCAAGGCCTCTCCACTTACCGCTATACTATCCAGTATTTTCTGGTCGGCTTCGCTTAGGCCTCTCTTATAGTTATTAAGCTCACCAAGCACTTGCTCTTTTCGATGCCCAAGTTTTAACAGCTCGTCTTCGGGTTTAACTTTCGCCGCTTCTATTGACTCTAAATAACTTTCTAGTACTCCTTCCGCTTGCTCTTTGTTCAATCCGTTTTTCTTAAAAACTTCTGAAAGGTACGGCAAGTCTAAAGTTTCGCTTAACTCTTTGTACTTTTCTAACTGTCCTCCCTCTTCAAAATTAAAATCGTAATCTTCTGGGACTTTATATTTATCCTCGACCTCTTTAATGTTTTTCCGCAATTCCCCAATGTATTTACTCTGTTCGCTATACGCCGCCGCTAGATCGCCAGCGGTTTTATATTTACCCCCCAATAAATCCGTAGTTTCCGTTTCAGCACTAACAACTTCTGCCGGTGCCTCTACACTTTCTGCTTGCGTGTCTACCGTTTCTGCTGTTTCTACATTTTCCGTTGGGGTTTCAAGTAATGACATTAATTAGCCTCCTTAGCTTTATTTTTTACCTGCTCTAAAAGTCGTTTAAGTTGTCTTACTACACTGTTCTGTCCTTCTCGTTGTGCCGCTGCCATTAAAGTATTGCCACTATCCGGGTGCACCATCTGAATAACTGGTTTCCCGATCGTGTTGTCTTCCAAGATTTTCAACGCTTGTTGCCCGTCTGGGGTTCTAAGTAACCGAATTAACACTAGTTTTTCCTCGTCGCTAAACGGTATTTGTATCACTGCGCTGCCTCTGGCGTTTGTTGGCCTAATTGTTGCTGCGCCATGCCAATAATGTTCTGTTGAATCTGGGCGGATTGTTCTTCCGTTGGTACTATGCCCTCCGGTAAGCTCAAATGTGAGGCGATTTTACGTGCGTATTCTGCTGTATTCAACACTGTCTCTAGCATTTCTGGGCCTTTAATCTCCATCATGTGCCTTGAATAGCGCATAAGGTTCAAGATTTCTTCCTCTTCTTGCAACGTAGCCAGCGGGGACAGACTCTGAACGTCAATCTCGAGCCCATTTACACGGAACGAACCAAGATCTACCATCGGGTCTCCGTTGGCATCGACTACTTTTTCTAAGCATTTTAACGACACATCAATGGTTTTTGCCACAAGCTCTCTAAACAGCCGCCCAAACGAGGAGCCCGATCGATTAGCGTATTCTTGCTGCCGAATCGTTTGCTCGGTAGCCGTCTTTACTGGCGCATCGATCGGGCCTAGCGGGTCCGTAAATAACATTTCGTTAATGTTTTTCCGCAAGTCCTCAACGATAATCCGTTGTAAATTAGAATACGGCGGTGGATTTAAGTATTGAATCTTTGGCCCCGCCATATCCCAGTACACCGGTATCGCAATACCCGGTTCAAGTTTCATGTTCTCTAAACTCATAACGCCATCGTCACCAACAAGCAGCGGCGGCTGCCCGGTCATTGCTGCTGCTTTTAAGTCAAATTCTATCGACTTGTTAAGCGTTTTAATATCGGGTAGTGCATACAAAAGCGGCCCCCGGCCATACCACTCGCCAGCAACCACGGACCATCGAAACACCACCCACGGCAAGAACTCCTCGTCGCGCTCCACAAGTAAATGATCGCCTTTGGTTGCCAAAATACAATACTTAAACCCCATAACCTTTTCAGTTTTTTGCACTCCGTCGATCATATAGGTTGCCGTAACTTCCGCCGGATACATCCCCTCTATCAACTCGCACTCGTCCATGTGTTTTTCTGCGTAGGCGTCTTGCATCTCTTTTGGTATTTTTGCATCCGGCCACGTGTCCATAATGTTTCGGTATTGTACTTTCATTTTTCGAAACACGGTATCCACAGTGTTGTCTGCCCCTGTTGCTATGTATAGCTTAGAAATCGGTACCGCTTCGACCAGTAAGGGTTGTCTACTTGTTCCGGGGCGGATAAGTAAAGCTCCTGTTCCAGCTGCAACGTCATACAACGCTTCGGACACTGCTTGATCAAACGACGACGCATGAATACAATCAAACAATTTTTCCTCCATAATTTCTAACTGTTTAATTGTTTCAGGGTCGTCTTGTCCGTCCTCGTTTTTCAAAAACATCCCCGCTTTTAAACGAGCCCACTTTTTCATTGGCGGCACCAACACGTTTTGTATATTGGATACAAACTTTTGCGTCCCGTTTACTGCGGTTGAATCAAAAACAACTTGAGCGTTATCCCGTTTAGCACCACTAACCGCTTCGCTAAATAGATTTCGCTGAGGCATACAATACTCGTACACTTCTTCATACGTCGAGTCCCATTGTTGCTTGCGCGACTCAAGGGTTTTAAACGTCGCTAAAAATTTTTCTTTAACGTTCACACAACACCCCGCTCAGACGTTGACAACAACGACCGTCGCCCCATGGTTCCGCGCCTTAAAGCCAACAACGCCGTAGTATTTTCCAGCGCGATTTTCTCGCGTTGTGCTCGGCTTTCTTCCTCCTGCTCTAACAATTGTTCTTGTTGAACCCTTAACTGCTCACGCTGTACTGAGTCGTCGTATTTCGGTCCGCCGCCACCCATATTCTACCTCCATTTATTACTAACCACCGGTACAATTCATACGGAGTCATTGCATAATTAGTTATTCCTAACGCCATTTTCACTATACTAACACACCCCGGTATCATATTTCCAATATGAAACCCCGACTTACAGTCTTTTTCGGTCGTTTCATATTCGACGATTAGATATTTTGGCCGGTTAAAATAAAAACTCAAAACTTCCTCGGCCGTCTGATTTTCGTATAGTTTAGTGTTTATATTAAACCCTGTATAATCAAGCGCAACCGTGTGCGGGCTAATCGTCCGTAACGCAAATACGTGTTGAATATTATGGTCCAATAACTTTTTTAAAATTTTCATGGTCGGGTGTTTAGTAGGACTAATTCGTCGAAACACCACATACCATTTAATTTTTTTCATGCTCATAGTATACTAAAATATTTTAAACTTGGGAAGTACAGTCGGTTTCTGCATTTTTTGATTTCGACCTAACATTGTTTTATGCTCGCCCCCGCCTAACAACGCATACTGCAACGCATCATGTGGATGGCTAAACCGGTTTTTTTCCGGTTCCAATTTATACTTGGCCTCGCCCCCAACGTTCAATCGCTTATAGTGATACCCGCCATTAAAACCTCGGCGCACCATTGGGGCTTTTTGCCGACTCACAATAATCCCCGGTAAGCCATTGCTTGAGCGCAACAGTGGCGACAATACCGCTTCTCGTCGAACTTCAAATTTATTGGACGGGGCGGGGCGTATGTACAATTGTTCCGTTTTAAAAATATCAAACGCCGTTACCCCTTGCTGATCCCTAAAACCACCAGACGGATCGCCCCATAACTCAATATTCGCTTGGCTATACTCTTTAGTCAAATACTTATTAAAATTTCTAGCAAAGTCTTGCAGCGGCCACGTCTCGCCATCGGGCGTTAAAAATTCATCAATCACCCGCCATCGCGCAAAAGGGTCTTTCTGAGCGAGAACCGCCGACGGGGTGAGTCCAAAGTCCACGCCCACAATTAGCGGCAATACCGAGTCATACTTCACATCCGCACTTGAATGTGTGGCGTCCACATAATTGTCCCCATACACCGGCTTGCCCTCTTGTATAAATCCGTAATCCCCATGAACGTACACATCAATCCACTCTTTGGGTTTACCGTGTTTCATGTCGTCATAGTACCCAATCGGTAAATGCTTTACATTCTCCGCCCCTAAAAATACTGGGACTTGTTTAGCTCCGCAAAATGAACAGTCCCTTACACTAACCGCATCAGGCCACCGCTTCCCCGACCACCCCTCCGGGTTCTTACTGCCGCACGTCTCGCAGCCTTCTTCTTGCGATTCCCCAGATGGCTGGTTTAAAAACAGATACCGCTCGTCGGGGTCTTCTTCCGCTAACTTATACCACCAATTAGTATCATCCGGTGGGTTCGTATCGGCTATAATCCCACTGCGTGTAGGCCAAGCTATACCTAATTTTGTCAGCTTCTTCCCAAATCCATACTGCCAAGCACGTGTAACGTCGGCCGGCCCTTGCGATAAAAACCTATTAAAATCTTTGCCGAGCTTCTCCCTCGCAATGTCAAACAAATCTTGTAACGCCGCCAATAAATACGCAACGCCAGTCTCCTCAATATAATCCGCCAATGCCTCCCCTTGTGCCAATAACATAGCATCTGGCATGTTTTTTCTGGACGGATACCGACCCACACGACCCGTTGCCCCATCTAAAATATCCTTGTTTATGTATCGAGCTTCATTAAACCAGATCATCGTCGCCTCTAACGACAATAATTTTGACAAATCTTCTGGGCGGTCTAACGCTAAAAATATAACCTCCGCTTCAATATCGTTTAACTCAATGTGATGCGAGATTGGCGGTTTTCGATTGACTTTACCAAATATGCGTTCAGGGAACCAATCCAGCCAAGTCTTTAACGTCGTCGTTTCAAGCTCCGGTGCAGTGTTTCGCACAATCAAATGTCGAGTGTGCCGCTTCCCATTCGTAGACGGTTTTTGAAAGCTCATGTTAGTAAACAACTCAAAACACATACCCACCGACTTTCCCGAGCCAATCGGCCCTTTCACACCTCGGAAAAACGCATCCGAGTTATGAAACTTCGAAAGCGTTGGCGAAGCCTTGTAGTTTAATTCAAAGTTCATTCAAGGTCGTCTGCCTTTTTAGCCC